TCCTCGAAATGAAAGAATGGGAATAGATTGGATTGGAAACAATCCTTTCTTTTATAATCAAAATGGGAAATAAACATATACCTACAAAAGAAGAAATGAAAAAGTATTGTGCTACTATGAATTGTCGTGATTGTCCTATTAATACATGTAAATGGGGCAAAGAGTCTGTTTTTATGTCAGAAGATATTACACCCGTGTTTGTAAGCGATGTGGGAATGTTCATAGAACTACATCAAAAACTAGTGGAGCAATATGTGAGAACTGTAAGGTGTTTAATAAGCGTAATAGCTTGGCTCGTAAACCTGGCTGTCGCATACACATTTAAGATTTTACCCTACGGGCCGTTTACAGCTCTCCGCAGCCAGCTCCGCGGGCTACGAGCTTTCAACTAAAATCATAAAAGATTAATGCTCCAAGTTCGCCAGTTTTACTAAGTACATCGCCCTCACTGAAACAGTGAGCGAGGGCTCATAATTAAATTATAGGAGAGAAAAACAATGGATAAGATGAAGAAAAATGTATCTAATAGTATGACTTTAATGCACGTAGATAAAATAAGTATATCTAAGTGGAAGAATAGAGGAAACTATAAGATAAAATATATAACAGTAGTAGATGACGTAGGGAATGAGTTTGAAATAACCTGTTTCGCATAAGTAAGTAAATATTTCTTGACTTGGGGACAAATTAATGTCAGTCCTTAATAAACAATTAAATAGGAGAGAGAAAACAATATGAAAACAAGTATAAATGAGTATGAATTTGCAGAATTAGTTATAGTGGAGCAAGAGCATTATTTGAGTACTTCGAGGAGTATGAAGAAGATACTGGAGAAGAAATAGAGTTCGACCCAGTTGCTTTTAGATGTGAATATGCAGAGTATACAAATCTTTTAACATATAGAGAAGAAACTGGGATTAATGTAAGAACATTAGGAGAGTTAAGAGAGAGTACTATAGTAATTGAGTTTGAGTCTGGAATGCACGTAGAATAGAGTTCTTAATGGGTGATACAAAGATTAATGATGAAGTCGCAATGGCTGAATTGGTTAAAGTATTACAGTAAGTGCAAGGATTAGCCCACCTAAAGGGCTTTTTTTTATGCTATTAGGAGTTTATTAGAGTGCTCTAGTAAACGATAGGCTTAATAAGTACATCACACTAGCTTTGCTGAAGCAAAGCTCTTACAGAGGCTCTCACCTAGTTCTATGTTTACTATACGTTTAGGCTTAGCTCTCGCTAAGCATATATAGTAAGCTAAATCCCTTAAGGGATTTGGCCAGTCATTACATCTGACTGGGCTTACACTAGCACAGCTAGCTAAGACAAAAGCATAAGAAAGCTAGCTCTCGCTAGCTATCTTAAGCTTTTGCTATTGCATAGGGCGTTCATTAGGTTGTTACCACCCCCCAACCCCCCTCAAGGGGGGGACTACGTCCTCGCCTGGCTCGGACTAACTGGGCATCGCCTATGGGCTCGCCCTACTGTCGCCTCGCCTGGCTCGCTCCTCGCCCCTCGCAGGCTCGGGGCAGCCCTCGCCTGCTCGGCTCGGGCTGCTTTATATTATGTGTTGTTATTATGCGATTATTGGGTTTATTTGTTTTTTTTGTGATTGTGGACTCGGGAAAAAATATTATAATAAAACGGTACTGATACTTTTTAGCAGTACCACATTTTAAATAGTAATTAATATATTTATTATAATGTTGAGAAACTACATAAAAACCAATGACGAGGTATGCGGGAAGATTTCAAGAATTTTTTTAGTTGAGCGCTTGATTATATCACGAATAATACCAAATGTTTTTATGCGTCATCAACATAGGACAGAGATTTTAAAGTAATATAATATTGGGACTAATTATTTGCTCTCAAGGGGCTCCCTAAGATGTCAAACCTCTCAATATAATATTATAATAATGTTGTTCTTGATAAAACGATTAGTGGAAATATATACACGCATTCCAAACAGATGACGAAGTCATAGATTAATAAAGAGCTTGTATTTGCCTTTAGAACTAATCAAAGGAGGCTCTCGCCTAGCTTGGCATGTATTAGTAAAGGTAGCTAAACTAGCTAGCTAGCTAGCTGCAGAGAAGAAGAAGAAAAGTAAGGTGTATATATAATAGGAAAGTTTATAAAGAACAATATATATATATATACATGGAAACAGACGGACGAACAAGATACAATAAGATTTGTAAATTGCTTAAACCTATTGTTGGAACTAAAATACCTCTACAATATTTACAAAGACGTGTAATGATTGATATAGGCAGCTCCTCAAACGTTATTAGAGAAACAATAAACCTGATGCTAGAATTAGGATTAATAAAAGAGATTTCTGATAGAGTTTACAAAGTTTTGCGTAGTGAAGCACAATTATAAAATGGCAATGACTAAAGAAGAATACCGGATACAGGGTAAAAAGAATAGAGCGGCAGGTGCAGCTTTTGAAAGGAAAGTACGTAAAGATATGATAATAAAAGGTTGGATTGTTGATAAATTCACAGATAATATTGATTTAGATATGAATAAAATCGTACAAGCAAAAAGTAATCAATGGGGTTCACGTAGTACAGGCTTCCCAGACTTTGTAATGTTTAGAAGAAAATTGAATATACCAAAATTCAATGATTATGAATTAATATTTGTAGAATGTAAGGTTAATGGAAAATTATCTAAACAAGAAAAGTTAAAGATGAATTGGTTATTAAAAAACGGGCATAAATGCTTAGTTGCTTCTAAAAATGGAAAAGAAATCGAGTACAGAACATTTGTGGAATACAAAGAACGTAATTAGTTATGTTGAAAGAGTTTTAGATATTAAATTAGATGTTTGGCAAAAAGAATATATTATGCACGAGGGAAATACGGTTGTCCGTGCAGGTAGACAAAGTGGAAAATCATATGCAGAAAGTCTACGAGTCGCTTTGTTTGCATTACTCAATCCTAAAACATCTACACTTATTATTGCTAGTGTGGACAGACAATCTGTTGAACTTCTTGAAAAGGTTAAATCACATATATTATTACTCGCAAAATCACAAATTAAAGGAAACCCGACGTTTCATAAAATACAGTTAAAAAATGGTAGTAAAATTATGGCAGAACCCGCAGGACAAACTGGTTACGGGTTACGAGGGTTTACAGTTGATAAATTGGTCGCAGACGAAGCACATTATATCCCAGATGCAGTATTTGTGGCTATACGACCTATGCTCGCAACAACAGGCGGAACCCTGGACTTATTATCCACTCCAAGAGGTAACGAGGGATTTTTCTACGATTGTTTCCAATCTGACGACTTCCACAAAATACATATAATGTCTAAAGACTGTCCTAGAATTTCTGATGAATTTCTAACTCAAGAGAGCAAACGTATGACTAAACTTGAATTTTGCCAGGAATACGAAGCAGAGTTCCTGGACTCCTTACAACAATTCTTCTCTAAAGAATTAATAGATAGTTGTATTGGTTACCCATTAACCAACGCTATGAATTACTTAGGAGTGGACTTTGCAGGATATGGGGGAGACCAAAACGCTTTTGTAACTGTGGAGAACGTAGATAAAAAATTATATGTTAAAAATTTCCGAACTACTGAAAGAGTAAAGGCCTGGGAAACTGTAAATACCATATTACGATTAAATGAACAATATCATTATAGAAAAATAGGAGTAGATGACGGGGGTCTAGGAACTCCAATATTAGATTATATGTTAACACATGATGCACTAAAAAGAAAAACAATAGGACTAAATAACGCTTCGAGATTAATTTCCCGAGCTAAAAGAAGATATGTATGGAAATCTTAAGATGCTCATGGAACAGGGATTATTAAAGATGCCTGATGATGATGAGCTCCGTAGGAGTCTTGTTTCAATTCAATTTGAGATAGACCCAGTAACTAAAAAACTAAAAATCTTTGGAAAATACTCCCATATTACAGAGGGATTGATACGTGCAGCATGGTGCATAAAAGCGAAAGGTTTAAATCTTTGGGTTTATTAAGGTTTGCATGACAGATACAGGAATATTCGCAACGACCGCAGAAGTAGTACGTAAATGTGGAGCAAATGCAAGCACAACTGCGGCAACAGAAGTATACATTAATGATTTTATGACACAAGCTGAAAGTGAGATAAACGTAGCAACATTATATAATTGGAGTGATGCTTATGCTGGGTTGGATACAGATGTAAAGGGAATATTAAAAGCAGCAGCAAGCAATTTAGCAGCAATGTATGTAATTCAATATGATATGAGTGGATTTACTTCTAGGAGTGAAGCACAAACGATGCTAGACGTATTAAGAGATGGATATGTAAGAGCATTAAGTTTATTGCGAGATATTAAACAAAGGGACTTTATGAATGGGGCATGATTTTAATTCTTACCCAGAATTAACTAATGGGCAAATGGACGTTTATTATTTTGAGAGTCCTCACAAACAAATTACAGAAGATTTCACAGCGAAAGTTGTTAAAGTACACGACGGGGATACAATTACAGTAGAAACTAATTTTAGAGATTTCACATTTCCTATACGTATGGCAAAAATAGCAGCACCAGAATTAAACGAGGGCGGACATCAGTCTCAAAAATGGTTAGAGGCACAAATACTAGGTAAAGAAATAGAGATACAAATTAATCCATTTAATAGAGTAGGAAGATACGGCAGACTTATAGGAACTATAATATATGGCGGAATGAATATTAACGAATTAAGTATAGACATGGGCGAGAGTGTACCTTTTGAAAATGCAACATCAGAAATACCAAATTTTAATAAAGAATTGGGAGCAGTATTTTAATGGCAGTACCAACAACTTATAGAAAAGATAGAGAGAATATATTAGTTAATTATAATTATACAGACATCGCAGAGGGCACAGGTATGCAAACATTTTATGCATTAAAGGCAAGTAGTTATAAATTAAATCAAAACGCTTTTGTATCTTCTACTAAAGAAATAGGGACTACCCCAGTAGTAGTAGGACAAGCTTTTGATATTGATTTTGATTTAAGTATGTTTAACACACCAAAAACAATTACGGGAACAGCTTTTATAGAATTTTCCCAATATGCAAAGAAGACGATAGATTTAGGAACACATAATATGCACTCAAATGTTACATTTAAAATTATACATTACGACGGGACAACAGAAACAATAATCGGGCAAAGTGAAAGTATGGAAAATTATGTAGGATTTGATAGCCAAATAATAAAACAAAGAAAATGCATAGCTCTTAATCTAACAGAGAAACATTTTAAAAAAGGAGATATATTAAGATTAAATATTGTAGCATCATTATCATACGGGGAGACAGGAGAAAAGGGAATAATTGTGGTAGGTTGTGACCCACTAAATAGAGACGGAACTTATATCAAACCAAGTACAGATGATATGCAAACACAATTAAAATTAAATATACCATTTAAACTAGACTTATAATATGGGAGAATTAAATTTAAACAGCACAACAGCAAGTGAAATAGAAATGACAGACTTTTCAGTGGCAACAGCAACAACAGATAGTGCACAAGACCAAGATGAGACAGGTTGGATTAATGATAAATGGGCAGCATGGTTTGGTTACTTTAAAAAAATCCCAGAATTAAATGCAGCAATAAACGCAAAGGCAACGTGGACAGTAGGTAAAGGATTTAAAGCAGATGTTCAAACAACATTTATTTGTGAAACGATTAAAGGTTGGGGCAAAGACACTTTTAATACAATCTTAGAAAATATGATTAGAACATATTATATTGGCGGAGATGCATTTGCAGAAATAATAAGAGATGATAAAAGGAATATTATTAATTTAAAACCATTACCTCCAGAGACAATAAAAATTATAGCAAACAGACAGGGCATCATAGTAAGATATGAACAAATATCAAAGGATAAGAATAAACCTCACAAATTCGCAAAAGAAGATATATTTCATTTAGCACGAAATAGAGTTGCAGATGAAATACACGGGGTAAGTGTTATTGAATCAGTAGAGGAAATTATATTAGCAAGAAATGAAGCAATACAAGATTACAAGAAAATGATGCACAGACACATGATGCCGAGATATATATTTCATTTAGATACAGATGATACAGTAAAAATTGCAGAATTCAAAACAAAAATGGATAAGGCCTATGCAGACGGAGAAAACTTATACATTCCTAAAGATGTTGTTGTACCCGAACAAATGAGTATATCCCCCAATTCTACAATAGACCCTAAATCATGGATAGACGCACAGGGAGACTATTTTTATGAAGCAGTAGGAACTCCTCAAATTATCATAGGCGGAAGCGGAGAATTTACAGAAGCAAGTGCAAAGATAGCATATTTAGCATGGCAACAGAATATAGAGGAAGAACAATTATTTATAGAAGAACAAGCTGGTTTACAACTAGGGTTAGGAATAGAGTTAGAATTCCCTGCATCATTAGAAAATGAATTATTATCTGATAATAAAAAAGATGGGGCAGAGAATATACAACCAAATGAAATGACAGCGGGGAGTGGACAATGAATACAATAAAAGAAAGACTAGTAATGCTGGAAACTGAAATTAAAGCATTAAAGAAATTATTATATATTACAATAACAATAATGTTAGGACAAACTGGAATTAATTTAATACCTGTTGCAGGAGCTGCACTATGGTAAAGAAAAAAGAAAAGAAACCAATTCCAAAAGTAAGTCCTAATAAATATTCTATTGGGGGGACACAATTATCAAAGAAAGAATATATAAGTGCAAAACAAAAAATAGCACCACAGAGTAGAGGAGGCGAGGGAGCAGGTATAGAAACAGAAAAAAGTAAAGGAGTGGTAGCTGCATCTAAAGCAAAAGACAAAGCAATAATTGAAAGAAAAAAAATAGATGATTACAAAACAGCTATCCATGATAAAGAATTGAAAAGTCAAGCAGGAAAAGAAATTAATGCAGAAAATAAAGAAGTTGAAGAACCAGAGGAACAGAGATTAATTACACAACAGGAAATAGATGCAGGATTAGTACAAGAAGATATTGATAATGGTTTAACAATGGCATCGACAGGTTCAATTATGCCAGTTACAGCAGAAGATGTATTAACAGCGTCGAGTGTTGCAGGAGCAGGAAAGGCAGTAATAGGCGGAGTAGCAGGAAAGATAGCAGGTAAAATTGCAGCAAAGAAAGGTGGGCAAGCGGTAACTTCGCAGATAGCGAGGGCTCATAGAATTTCAACATTTGCAGATTTAAATGAAATAAATCCAAAATTAGCAGAGAAATTATTAGTAGAGAGCGGACAAATAATTAAAAGCGGAATACAAGCAGTAACTGGAGCGACAAAGGCAAAGATAATAGCAGGAGCAACAATAGGAACTGTATATGCAATAGACAATTTTTTATTATCACCAACAGAAACACCAACATGGGCAGCAGCAGATAATGTCGTAAGTGGATTATCTTTCCAGGCAAATTTAATTAATGATGCATATAATCAAAATATAATAGATAGAGAAACAGCAATGAGTATGTATGAAGATGCAGAAGATACAGTTAAATTAGCCACAGAATTTATTAATATGACAACATCAAGAAATCCTAAATTATGGCCGTCAAGAAATATGTATATGGCCGCAGCAGATGTAGGGAATACATCAATAGCTTTAAGAAAATCACTACTAGGATAGAAAAGTATATAAACAAGTATATACACATATAATTATGGAAGAAGAAGAAAATACAATTATTGAAAAAACAGACTCCGAGAAACGTAGAGAGGAATACGAGGAACTTAAAAAACAAAACGATAGTGTAGAGGAAGAATTAATAAGACGTGAACAACTAAAGGCACAGATTGCGTTAGGCGGACAATCAAGTGCAGGACAAAAAGCAGTAGAACCAAAGGAAGAAACTCCAATGGAATATAGAGCTAGAATTGATAAAGAGATAATGGAGGGGAAATATAATGACTGAAAACGAAGAACAATTAGATGAAACTTTCGAGATAA